TACTATTCCATACTCTTTAGACCCTCTGCATCACTATACTCTGGAATGTTACAATAATCTACTAAAGATGGGCGTATGTCCCGAACAAGCACGTATGGTATTGCCTCAATCCATGTACACTGAATGGTACTGGACAGGATCGTTGGCTGCATGGGCCAGAGTATGTAAGCTACGGCTTGATCCACATACACAAAAAGAGACACGAGATATTGCAAAAATTCTTGACAACGAGTTAAAAATATTGTATCCTATATCTTGGTCAGCATTGGTGAAGGATTGCGTTCATGAATGAGGAAGAAAAAAATTTAGAAGAATTCATTAGAGAACGGTGGGGATTACGGCATGATCCCGATCCCATTGTGTCCACTGTTATTGATCGAATGACGAAACGAAGTCAAGAGGGAATAAAAAAATATGGCTGCACCATGATGAGAACTGATATAGACACTATCGGGTGGATTGATAATGCTATAGAAGAACTCTTAGATGCAGCCATTTATTTAGAAAGATTGAAAGTGAATTTGAAGTAATGATTATAGAAGTTATAATTATAACGGTATTTATAGAATTATTGAAGGGGATATTATGACTATCTTCGATAAAGATATATGGTTTTTTTGTATGGTGATGTTAATGTTACTCATAAATTTCTTGATACGTGTCGTCTCTCATTGATCGTTCAATTGGTTTTGTTGACCTTACGCCAGTTAATCCGAAGTTACCCAATGCACGGGCAGAACCTTTAATTAATTGTGCAGTACTTGGTTCTAGAGATGCGAGCCGGCGAACAAAATCTGATTGTGGTAAATTCAAGCCTGAGTTTGGTAATGAGGGTAAATTTGTCGTCCTAGCTTCCGACCTAATTCTCTGAGATTCAGCATTTAAATTATCAAGTGCAGCCGAAACAGCATCGCTTCTTCGAGACCTATTAAGAAGATCGTAATGAATAGGTTGAGATACACTAATCATTTTTTTAGCCATTGGAGCATTCAGCTCCATTTTTTTTGTTATTCTAGTAGCCGGTATTCCCAGTAAATCGTTTGAGTCATTTACAAATGTAACCATAGTACCATCTTTTTTGACCGCCGTAAGATAGTTTACCCCGCCTAATTCGTAAGCATCTGTTTTCTTTGATCCTTGAATAAGAACAATATCATTATTCTTCAAAACTTTTTCTTTATTGTAAATTTTAATCCCTTGATTTTCCAATGATTCGACTAACTCTTTGTTTGTCTTAAAAATTTTATTTTTACCATCTGGTGATTTGAAAGCGTTTCTTAAATCTCCAAGAGATTTTCCACCAAATACTTCGCTTCCAGTAAGATTTCTTAAATTGCCGCCAGCTTGTCCAGTATATGGCCTACGAATAGCCATTCGATATACTTCTTCAGGTTTAACATTTTGTATTTGAGATATTGCTCTAAAGACCGTATCCATACTTTTATTTTCTAAGCCAGTAGCTGCTTTCATTAGTTTATTATAATCTTTGGCACTAAAGTCAACAAAATCAATTTGATCTATTCCATCTAAAGCACGATATATTGTTTCCCTATTTCCGTACTGGTCACTTAATAGTCTGTTATAATTAATTTGGCCCATTACCTTTTTACCCGTGTCGGATAATTTCTTTTTTGCCTCGTCGGTTAAAACTTGATCCGCTGACTTTTCAAATTTTTTAACTGCTTGTTGAGCTAAAGAAATATCTTTAGCTGAAGTTCCAAATTCAGAATATCTTGCTTGAGCTTTTGGTGAGTACGCTTGTTTTAACAGATTTCCAAAACCTTCAACGGCACCAGCGGCTACACCGGCTGGTTGTGAATAAACCTTTCCACCATAATAACCTGGGAGATAATTAGGCATGTTTTTTAGACCCTTTTCAAACATACCTTTTACCGGCTCTTTAATGCTTCTGGATAATATAGCTGGAGGTACAAAAGGTAAAAGTCCCGTTAAAGCTAATCCAACATCAGTCCAGGGAATTTCCCCAGTTTTGTTGTACTCTTCTGCAATATTAACAGCGTCAGCATAAGCGCCAGTAATATCACCGACAACTGGAATAAAGGAAGTAGACAAAGCCACTTTATCTCTAGTTGGCATATTTGATATACTAGTTAAAATATCATCGAACATTCCCATTATTTCATTCCCAATACTTTTTGAATATCCTCTTCACTTTCGTTTGCTGCATACATCTCATCTACAACATCATTGATAATTGTTGATGCGATTGCTGCCGCCCTCGCTGGATTTTTACCGCCAACTCTATCTATTTCCAGTAATTTACGAACATGCTTCGGACTTGTTGCCATACGAGCTAACATTACAGGGCCCATCAATACTCCTGCTAATGAAGCTCCTGCTGTAGTAACATCCATTAAACCCGTGCCAACAGCGGCAACAGTTCCCGCACCAGCGGCATATTCCCTTGATCGAAGAAATAGTGTCGCCAATCCACCTTCCGGTTTTTTAGCTGCATTTGCCATTAAATTAACAGTTTGTCGGAATGTTCCATAATCAGCACCTAAAACTGCTTTTGTTGCTGCTTGAAAATCAGCATTTTTCTTGAGATTTTCTGCGAAACGTGAAAAAGATTTAATATCTAATTCAGCCGTCTCTGATTTTGGGAGTAGGTTTTCAATATAATGACGTTTAATAACACTTTTTGCTTCATCAGCGGTTTTAAATGGTAAACTAGTTGTATTTAATCCGGGAGTTGCGTATGCTTTATCTAATGATTTCATGATGGCTCGTATGTTTTCCGCCTTAGTTTGTTGAGTTAACATAGAACCAAGAGCAGCATATGAATCCTTTTGAGCATTTCTAACAAAAGATTTATTTATATCCGGAAACACTAAAGATTCAAATTCTCCGTAACTTTTTTGTAAATCTACATATTCTTTACGAAGAGCCGGGTTTTCTCGGGACATTCTTAAACGTGTAAAAGCTCTAATTCTCTGCGATAAATTTGTTAATTCCCTGGCAACAGTTGGATCAAATGAAGCTGATCCAAAAGAAGAAACCTCATTAATTTTTTTAGAAACATGTTTTTCTAAATCAATTAAAAATTTACCAGATGCTGTGTCCACATTTTCAGGTATTAAATCAGCAATCTCTTTTATAACATTTAATGTTTTAGAATTTAAAGTTGAATTACCTAATTCATCCTTAAATTCTTTTCTTTTACCGTAAGATAAAATGGAGTTACGTAATGATTTAGCATTAATAGTAAATTTAGACGCCTCTTGCCCTATTTTTTCAAGTGCAGTACCATAATTGGCTATATTAGCTCGTCGGGCTTCATTTAACGTGTCCATAATTCCTTGTCCAACAAAAGAACTTTCTACTCCCGGGCTTGTACCGCTCAATAATTGAGATTGACGGTCTTTAACTAAATCAATAATTTTTTGTTGGTTTTCTTCAAATACGTTTTTACCCAAAATACCTGTTCTTGCTAAAAGCTCTTTAGTAATTTCAAATCGTGATGCAACACCCGGCCCTAATTGAGATGGTGCCAATGACGCACCGACTGTTTCAGCCAATGCTTGCGATTCTCCAATTTCTTGAGTAACCCTACTTTCTGGTGTAATGTTTCCAGCTTTAATTTTGGCAACAATATCTTCCGCTGGTGTACCCTTGTTTAAAGCGTTTTTAATACTGTTCCAAATTGGTTTACCGATAAACTTACCAAGACCTAATGTGGCCACATCAATACCAAGTGATTGACCGGCCTCTGTTAACGCTTTAACAATGTCAACATCGTTACCGGCTGTAATATCAGAGGTTGCGGAACCAATTCCCGATCCTAAAGCTCCACCGACAATTCCACCCACAAGAGCGCCGCCTGGAATTGGCGTAGCCGCGCCTACAGTAGCTCCAGCTATTGAACCAGCAATTCCAATAGGTAAACCTTGATTTTCTACAAGATACTTAACCACATTATCATATGTCAAATCTTCACCAATTTCTTTGAATGTAGAGATGACACTATCAATAAACCCTTGATCTGGTTTCGGGGCCTGTGGACCAGAGTTAAATCCAATTTTTTGATTAAATTCATTCCTATCCATATCAGAATAATTAGCCTTATAAAGCTTATCAGCTAATTCTTGATCCGATAAATCAGAATATTCTGGATATTGAGAGCGGATTTCATCTAAAGTCATTACGTAATTCCTATCGAATTTTCAATGGATCGGGCTTTTTTTGGTTTTTGTTCATTTGAATCCTTAAATACTCATTGAATGAAGCTACAGTACCGTTCGGATTGTTGGCAAAATAAATGCCAGCTTCAGCTTCTTTTTCAAATTTTTGGATCAAATCTGTAATAATGCTGATATTAGCAAATTGAGACTGTTTTAAATTTGCTAATGCTTTACTTAATTCCTCTAAATCTTTATCTGTCGGTCTAGCATCCATAAGTCTTTTAAGATTTTCAACTAAAAATCTTTGAGATTTTGTTCTAAACTCCGCTTCATCTTTAGGTTCTACCCCAAAAAATCTTTTTACTTCGTTAATATTAGCAGCCAAACCGCCACTTTTAATTTTCGTAGCAAGAGATAATAATTCTCTAGTTTGTGGAAGTACCTGTAAAGCAATATTTCCAGCTTTAATAAATTCATTAGCATCTCGAATTTGAAGTTTACCCATTTCTGCTGCGTTTACTACTCTAGCTCCTTCTGGATTAAATTCTTTTCCGTCGGGATTTCCACTTAATAAAAACATTATTTTTTGACCATCGTCAGTAAATGCAGCTTGCCAAATATTTCCTTTTGCATCTTGCATTAGCGGTCCTTCAAATTTTAATTTAGCCTTTTTATTGGCGTCATTTCTAGCAGCTTGTAATTTAGCTAAATTTCCAATTTTTGCTACGTCAATTTCTTCTCTTTTAACATTTAATCCTGCTCGTTGTCCATAGATTTGTGCAAATTTAGCTGCTTCGTCCATATAACCCATATTAAGTAAATCATCAATAATAATATTAGCTTCTTGTTCAGAAATACCATCTTTAGAAAAATCTTGATATTTCTTCATTAGGGTAGCACGATCAGTTTCACGTTTTAAAGCTTTAGTCATGCGGGGGTCTTGGCCTAATCCGGGAAAAATTTCTTTAGCTCCGGGAATTAATCCGGTTAATCCACCCACTATTCCGGAAATGGCTTCCGCTTGCTGTTGCCCTGCTTTTGCAATTAGAGACGAAAAATAATCACCACCGGAAGCTAAATTGTCGGCCATTGCTTGACGAATTCTAGCATCACGTTCTTTTTGTAATAATCCCCTTACGTCAGCGGGTGTCATGCCGCCAAATAGACCCTCAATACCGTTAGCCATTTATCATAACTCCTTTAATTTTATACACTTTTATAATCCACCACCAGCGCCCGGCCCATCCGGATCGCCACCATCTGAACCATCCGAACCATCCGAACCATCCGAACCATCCGAACTGGAGGGATCACTTGGAGAAGTACCATCCAATCCCGCATCAACTTCGGCACCAACTCCCTCGGGATAACCACCCTCATCCGGTCCCATGCCACCAAGTGGCTCTACTCCTTGCTGCCGTGCTTCATCAATCATTTCCTGGGAATAGTTTTCTTCTCCGTAACCTACTGGAAGTCCTGTACCAACTGTACCAAAACCACTAAATAATCCAATTTCTGCTAACTGTGACTCTAACTCCTGTAAAGCTTTTAAACCCATTTCATCTTCAACTTCTTGAAAATTTAATGGAACCTCATAGGCATATTCTTTAGCTGCTGCTTTATTTGCAGCTATTCCTAAAGCCTGTAACGCACTAAAGACGTTAGAAACGGGAGTTAGACCTAGTAATCCAAAACCCACTCTTGCCATAGTTTGATCTTGTGCATTTGCAAATCCAAATTCAGCAACATTAGCTAATTCATTTAGTGAAAGTCCAGCAAAATTAATTCCCGGTGGTGCCGGTGTTCCTCCCGGACCTTCTCCGCTTGGATCACTTATGATAGATTGCCCAATTTCATCAAACAAACTATATGCTCCAGTAGCCACTGGAGATGGTCGATTTAAATAGTATGATGAGTTTTTTGCAGCGTTTTGACGTTCGAGTAACCAGTTAGCTAACCAATCTGGAACATCATAACCCATTAAACCACTTACGGCCATAAACAATTATCCTTATGATTTTAGAAGTGAATTTGCAATAGCATTTAATGTCATTCCTGTTGAGGAAATAGCTTCTGCTTTATTTAGACCTGTAAGTGCGGCTGTACGTGCTTCCAAAGCTGGAGCATAAGCAGATGTAATTTGTCCCGCAATACCCCTACCAAGTTCAGCTTGTCTTATTGGAGTCTGAATTAATTGTAGAGCTTGGTTGATATCAGCAGTTTCACGGCCAAGTAGAGTATTAATTAGGGCCTGAGCTTGACTAAACGATTCTGTTTGTCGTTTAGCTTGATCTTCTAGAATTGCAGTTTCTAATGCTTGTTTTTGTAATCCTCCACCTGTAGCGCCCAATAATCCCTGGCTTAACAAACGAGTTTCTAATGCTGTTCGTAAACGCTCTCTTTCCGGTTGTCTATATGATTCACCCATTTGGTAAAATACATTTCCAGCCGTAAATGGATCAAGTCCAGCTAATTCACCAACTTGTTGACCAAATAATCCAGAACGTGATAACAAACCCCCATAAATATTTGAAAGTTCCGGAGATAAATTTAATAATGCTGTTTTAGCTTCTGGATCAAATTGTGCAGTGCCAGCTAATGATCCCACTGAGTAAGGAACTCCTTGTGCAGCAGCATCAGCAGCAGCAGCTTGTAAACCAGCGGCTTGTGCAGCAGCAGCATCCCTAGCTGCCGAAGCAGTTTCTTGAGCGCCTAAATAAGAAAGCCCGCCACCAATTACAGTTGGTGCTAAACCTGTTACAAAATTAGATACACCTGCTGGTGTTGTGGTGCCTGATCCAAAAACAGCATTAACACCAGATGAAATCCAATCAAATAAACCCATTATTAATTCCTCTCAATTTTATCTTATTTTACCTTGTTTGGTCAATAACATCGTATTAACTAAACTTGAATAGTTTCCGTTGACTTCTGTAGCCATTTTAATTCTAATTGTTTTACCAGTTCTACCCAATGAAACTTTATATTCTTTTGGACCTTCTGGAGAAGCATATTTTGCAGCACCGTATAATGAATTTAATTTACCGTATAGATAAATAGTTCCAGTAGTACTTAAGGTAAATGATTTAGTAAATGGAGTTCCAATTTCATAATCTTTAAAAATAGAAACTTCAGAGGTTGCCCCTCGACCTCCCGTAATTGTAAATAAACCGGATTTGACAATTTTTGAAATCTGAGGTAAATTTAAATCTAACCAAGAAGTTTGAAATGTGTATGTATAATTAGAATTTGTAGCAACCCAATCTGCTCCTACAAGAGCTAAACTTACATCGTAATAATCCGAATATTCTGCAATAGAATTGCTTAAACCCATAAATAATTTACCATCAAGAGTGCTTAATCCGCATATAGGAGACGAAGAAAATGACCAAGTTGTAACCCTTGGTAACTTTGCCTGACTTGGTAAAGCAAAATCAAAAGCATATGCTTTATTTTCATCTGGAATAAAAGTTAAAACTAGACCATCTTCTTGAAAATATACGCTTTTAATATTAGCAACATTAGCTGATGCTAAAAGTCTTGTTAAATCATTTCGAACTGAAAAAGATAAATCTTCAATTGGAGATTTACCGTCAGTTGTGGTAATACGTTTAATTGACATTAAACCTTCGTAGCTTAAGAATAAGACATCTGTTCCGACATATAAAATATTGTCTCTACCAGCTAAACCTACGCCACGAATAACTTCATCTAAAGCTAGATTATTAGGATCATCTGCATTTTTATAAATAACAATATTTTGTTTACCAAAAATAATTAACTGATTCATAATTGCGGAGAAACCCACAATTTCATCATTACCCCAAACACTTTTTAAATCAATAACACCAGCGGCACCGCCAGTTAATTTTTCACCGATTAAGTTGTCCGAATAGAATACAACGCCAGGAGCTTCGGTTACGCCACCGTACCACATACGTCCAAAGTTTCCTAATGAACAAGAGGGATCAAATGTCGTAATTCCAGATGGAGCGGCGTATGCTCCTAAATCGTCAATATCATACCACGATGTTCCATCAAAGTTAATTACTTTATGAGAGTTCTGAACACCCCATAATTCATCGTTAAAGTTAACCCACTGCCAATCTGAATTTGTAATGGTTTGGGGAGTTCCGGAAAAAGATTGAACAGTTAAATTATAAGGCGTAACTGAGGTATCTAATTTGTAAATATTACTTCCGGAACTTAAATAATATTCTCTTGTCCTATTTGGTTTGATATAACCAGCAATAGATTTAATTGGGTTAGCAACTGTTTTAGAAACTTGTTTAATACCCTTTCGAGATGCAATACGGCCCTGATAATCAAATACTACATTATCAGCTAAAGTTAAAAATTCTGGTCCTAAAGTGCTATCCGGAGATTGTGTATTTAATCCAGCACTTCCCAGATTTTTTAAAACAACAGGTTGAACTGGTTTAACTGGCATACCAAGTTGTCTCGTTTACTGAACGATTTTCATCTTGAACAATAGCATCATGTAATGCCCCATGAAAACTTGCTAAGGCTGGAGATAAACCTGTTCCCCCATCCTCTCCGCGTTCACTTAAAGCTAATGCGTACGCACCTAAAATAACCACATATTCAGATACTGTTAGCGTATCTGTAGCATTTGTTAAATCATCTTGAGGTTGAACAGCGTGAATACGAATATTATAAGCTGCATCTGGAGTCGGCCAGAATGAAATTTGATTGTTGTTGGTTAAACGGTAATACATCGGAGAGCCATTTTGGGTTGTTCCAATATATTGGTAGCGATAAAACAACTCATCACTCATCTGTGTCAATACAGCGTCATTGCTATCATCAATAACTTGTAAAATTCTGGACCTATCATTTAAATTGGACATTGTATATGTTACTGTTCCATTGCTGGTTGTTACAGTTTGAATGCTTCGTAAACAACTCCAATTCCAAGCATCTTCTACAAGATGTTTAGATTCATTGACAAGTTCCGAAATTAACTTTTGATATTCATCAATATCTGATGAATCCAAAATAGCCCCTGACCAATCTGATGTAATAGTATCTTCTCGTAAACGAGTCAAAACTTTATTAATAATTTGACGATAAGCCATTATTTTGATACCTTCTTTATCTTTTCGTAGGTTCTCATACCACCTAATCCCAACATACCTAGCATGACAGTAAGTAAACTATCCATATCAAAAGCTATAACTGGTGGTACAAAATCTAAATAAATTGAAGCAACTTGAATTAAAGGTAGTCCAACAAAGTGCATACAAAATGCCGTTCCAGAAGTCCATCCAATAAATGGTCGCCAACCGGCTATAAAAACGGAACGATGCGCCGCTTCCTGTTTATTTACCTCTAATTGAGCTAAATCAGCGGCTAATAATGAATCTCTTAATTCTTTTTCCGCTTTAATTTTTTCTTGCGGATCGGGAATAAATTTATTTATAATTTTTAAACCAGCGCCGATTGCATCATCTAAACCAAAAGCCATTACCTAAGCTCCCAATGTGGCATGTCCCACTTCCATAAATCATATCCCCAACGTAAGTTACTTACGTTAACAGTCTTACAGGCTTCTTTGATTACCTCTGATAACTCTATAAACTTATGAGTATTCTCCCAGTCAATGGGATAAGGAACAATATCAACAGCTAATGATGGAAACGAATTATGTTTTGAATTTGGGTATTGTACTTTACTGGCTCCAGACTCAAAACACTCTTGTTGTTTTTCTTTAGACCGATAACCTTCAACTATTGAAAAATCATAATGTTTGATTGCTTCTTGTAAAACCAATTGAATATTGGGATCACAAGTTTCCAATCTTTCTAAACTTTTTGCACCAAAGGAAGGCATTATTTTTTCTTTCGTTTCTTAGGAAAACCGGCTTTCATGTTTGAGTAAGCTTCTTTGCTAATTGTACTTTTAGATTTTGGCCTAGAAATACCTAATTTTTTACGTTTATTAATATTAGCGTACAAACCTTGTTTTACCATTTTTTACAACTCCAGTATCGGGCTGAAAGTTTATCAGGTGGATTTGTATCACATTTGTGTCTAGCCCTAAAACTTTTTCTTCGTGCCGGTTGATCTTTTTT